GTTGTTTAATTATACAACATTAAATAAAAAAAACCCCCTTTTTTAGAGGGGGTTTAAATACTACTTGATATTAAGAATAATTGCTAAAGTCATAGCCATAAACATATACATCCATTGTGGCAGTTGCACCTTGTGCAGTACCTACGTTGAGATATAAGTTTTGTGCTGATTGAATAGCAGTTGAAGCAACAGTTTTTTGTGAAACTACTGTAGAAGCTGATAATGCTGATAACGCTGCGTTGGCAACAATACCTGTACCACCAGCAGATGGAGCTGTAAATAAACCAGCCGCTGCTGAAGATAAAGATACTGAAGCGTTAGTAAACACTACGTTAGAAACAGAGTAGTTAGTTGTGTTTTGAACAGCTAATACTGCTTGATCACCTGTTGCGTTGACGTTAACACCTGTAGCAACAGCCAACAAACGAATTGCTTGGTTTGAGGCTACATTACTTGGATGAATCGTTACGGTGGTTGATGGGCCTGGATTTGCCATGATTATTTTTCCTTATCTATGGTTAATTAAGCTGCAACACGGCAAGCGAGTTCAGGATAGAGTGGAGCCCAGCCATATAAAACATCTAAACGAGTAGGAATACTGTCGTTGTTGATAGTGTATTGACGAACTACACGCATTGACAAGCCGATTTCTTTATCAGAAGCACGACCAGCAAAGTGAACACCTTCTGGCAGCTCGAGGTCAGCCACGGCAAGTGTAAAGGCATTACGGTGCATGATAATGTTCTGTGGAGAAACTGTACCTGTACTGTTAAATTGCGTTACGGCAGCAGTACCTGATGGGCTTGGGATGCTTACGTTTTGGAACTGACCAGCAGTAATAACGGCTGGAGATACAGTTACAGTTACGCTTGAACCAGAAGCAATAGTAGCAGCAGATTTAACAACAAAGTTACGAAGTTTGTTAGAACCATAAGCTTGACGGTTTTGTGGGTTAACTGCATATACACCAGCAATAGTGATTGTGTCACCTACGTTTAATACTAAGTTACCAGTATTAGCAGCAGTAATTGAGATGTTAGAAGATGAAGCCCAACCAGTAGTTAAGAAACCTGTAGCAGTTGTAGTAGCAACAGAAGCAGTAACAGTAGTTGTACTGTTATTACCAAATGTTTGTGATACTACGTTCTGATCCATTTTCCAGTTCATACCAGCAGAGTCACGGCCCATTAAACCTTTGCGATACTGTTCGCCAATTGCTTCTTGTGGCACAAATAAGCCCTTTAAAGAATCAACGATAGTAGCAGATGTAAACGGCTCAATAATACAAGCACGACGGCCGTCACGTGGAGCACCTTCAGCATCAAGGTAAGCACCAGCAGTCAAATAAGTGATAAGACCAGTTGGAGGAGTACCAGCAGAACCAACGATGTTAGCAGTATTTTGAGTAGCCATAACTAGACCGTCTCTGTCGATTTTGTTAGCGATTGCAGCAACAGCTGGCTTTAATACACGATCACTAAACATATCTAAAGACAATGCTAAGTCTTGAGTTGTAAATTGGGTATCCACATGGAATTGCGTGGATAATGTAACAGGAACTGAAGTCTCGTTAAAGTCTTCTACGTTCAACGCTGGGCCTGTAGTACCAATGAAACGACCAGGTCTACGAACGTTTACTGTGTTACCAATTTTTCCACCAACAACTGCGAATTGATCATCATAGTTACGATCTACTTCGCTTGTAAATGTTAATTCGTTTTCTAAGACCATCAACGCTTCGTTAGTGATCTTGGAAATGGTTAGCAAGTTATTTGCCATGATTTATTTCCTTTATAAAAGATATTTAATTTACCTGATCCTCTTAGCCTGTCTCATTGCTTTGTACTGTGCATAAGTCATTTTATCTGTATCAGTTATGACTGCTTGCTCACTACTTGTTGCATTTAACGGCTTAATCGGAGCTGGTGCTTTAGACTTCACAGCAACAGGTTTTACATCAATGGGCTCTTTTCTTTCAAATCGAGCTTCCAACTTGCCTATTTCTCTCAAAGCAGTAATAAGGGATGCTTTACTGATTTTATCTGCGACCTCTGGGTTTTCAGCCAAATGATAGAGAATTCTTGGACCAACATCGGACTCCAATATTGCATCTCTTACCTGATCGCTGACAACTACATCGCTAGATGCCACCATTTCATCAAAATCAGGCAAATCAGATTTAGTCGTTTCTACACGAGTGTTCCAAGTTTCAATAACCTTGTTACGTTCCTCTTGTATCTTACGTTCTACATCTTCTTGCCTTGCTCTCATTACAGCGTTTTCGGCACTCCAATCAGCCAATGCTTCTGCGTATTCAAACGCATCCACAAACTGATCAGGCCTCGGCTTTTCATCCCTGTTCTGCTCTTTTGGTGCAGCCTGTGACTCTAAAGCCTTTAAACGAGCTTCCAGTTGTTCACGCTTACCACGTTCGTCTTCTGCTTCTTTACGCAGTTGCTCACGTTGTTTCGTTAACTCTGAAAACCTCTTTTCAAGTTTCGGATTTGGTTTCCGTTCCTCTGTTACTTTTTCCTCATCCTCTGCAACTGGCTCACTCTGCTCTGCAACTTGTTCGACTGGCTCTGTTGGAGTTTCCTCTACAACAGCCGCAGCTTCTTGTTCGGCAGCTAAACCTAGTTTATTTGCATAAAATTCGGCACTATTCTCACTTGTTAATACTGTTGCTTCTGACATGGAGTTCTCCAAGAATTAACCCTGTGTAACGCACAGGTACGTTTATATATTAAACCTTATGTTGTTAAAAAACAACTATATTGCACGTTCGATTGCTTCTGCTTCGGCAGCTTTTTCTGCTGAATTATTAATTTGAGCCAAAATTAATGCTAATTGGGCTTTCATAGTCTCAATTTCTTTCTGAGTTTCAGTCTTAATAATTGTGTCATGTGCCTGAGTTTCAACACGCATTTCAGTATCATGTGCTTTAGTAGTCTGACGCATGAGTTCACGCTTAGTCTCAGCTTCTTGCTTGACACCTTCAATGTCTTGACGTTGCTTAATAACCATCTGTAATTGCTCAAGTTGTTGTTGCAACTGCTGAATAGTTGCTTCATCTTTTTTGAGCTTCATCTGTAATGCTGGTGGTATATCAGCCATATCATCAATTTGAGCCAATGGGTTATTAATTGCTAATCTGTCAGCAATAACGTCAGCACCAGGGAAGTCCATGTTTCTGACTAACAAATCGCCCATAACTTGTACAAGTTGAGGTTCTGCTTGGACTAATTGCATCATAGAAGCAACGGCTTCTTGACGTTTACTATTAAAGCCTGGACCTGTATCCATCACGACATCAAAATCACCTATAGTGACATCATTAAGAATACGCTGAATACCTTGTTCATCCATCTTGCGTTCATTGATTGTCATAATCTCTGGCTTGCCATCATCGCCAATAATACGCATTGCACGTTGGGTATCGTAAATCTTCGGAATTAAGTCCAAAATAATACGACCAACTTGCCTAATAGAACGAGTTAAATTGTCGTAATAGTGCATATTCGTCATATCAGCTTGCATTTGCTGACCTTGAATAGCTTTACCTGACTGAATACCTTGTGGTAATTGATTAGGATCATAAATACCAATAACTGCTTGTAAATCTAAGTTCATGGACTGCATAGCTGCCATTGCACCAGTTGGAGGTTGCTCTGGTGATTGTCTTACTGGTGGTGGTGCTTGTCTACCATCAATATCTGTCTGTTTATAACGCAATACAGGCATAGCCTTGATGTTAGCTTGAGCCCATTCGTTCTCATGCCCTTCATCTTGACCTTCTGCCAATAACCATTTAGCCTTTGGTGCAAGTGCTACAGTCTCGGTTAATGCAGTTGACCAATAGTTATACATACGCTGTGGATCTTTTGCCATTCTGACAAGTCCAAAACGCTTATGTTTGCCCTGAACTATGGTGCTTTGACCATAAACAGGAATAATTGGTATATATTTACCAGCCCATTCGCCTTCTTCAAGCACTTGCATAGCCGTAACTTTGCACCATTTAATCTTTTTGCGTACAGAATCACGTTTATTAATGATTTCTACACCCATCTTAGCCATCATGTCTTTGTCTAGCTCATCTTCGTAAATGCTAGAGCCATCAGATAGTTGTATTAAAACAACACTTTCACGAACTGTATACCAATATTCAGCAATACGGATTTCTTCTTTCTGTATCCAATCACCAATTACATCGCCTGTGCCACGACTGACAAAACCCTGATCTATTTCTGCATCAGGATATTGTGCTGAAAATGTCTTTTTAGGGATAAGTGTTGTAATTAAACAACGTTCTGCATCGCTACCATCAGCCATGATGGAATTAGGATCAAAGTAAACAGTAAATGGGTTTTCTATTGGTTTAATGTAGATTTCTTGATCAAAGCTGTCATCTTTTACATAGTCAGTACAAACCCTAATATATCCCCAACCCATACGAACTGCGTAATCTACGGCATTTAAGTAAGCTTGGTCAGCATCTGACTGCAATTCTATATGTCTTGTAATACCTGTAATAATCTGTGCTTGCTTTTCATTAGATTGTGTATTCATGCCATGAGCTTTAATTCTTGGTCTTTGCTCACGAATCTGATTAACAATTTGT